GGGGCTCAAGACCTCGGTCACGTTCGACCGGTCTGACCCATTCGCCGTGGAGATCGAACGCAAGTACCGGGAGGGATTCCTGAACGCCGTCTCGGTCGGGTTCGACTTCGTGGACCGCTCCGGCGCGCCGGTCCCTGACCCGTGGAACCTCACTCCGGACATGATCTACAACGAGGTGTACTACGACCTCGCGGAGGTATCTGCCGTCCCGGTCCCGGCGGACCCGAACGCGCTGATCCGTCAGCGGCATGCGCTCGCGGCCGACTTCGGCCTGATCGTGCCGGAGGAACAGCGGGACGACTTCCGTTCATGGGTGTCGCGGTGGGCTGGGTTCGACCCGTACGCGCCACGCCAGACCTACATGATCAACCCGTGGCCGGGCGCGCTCGCGACCCCGGCTCCGGCTCCGGTGATCCCGGCCGATCTCCTGTGGAGGCTGGAGAGCCTGGAGGCGAAGATCAACCAGCTTGCCGCTCCGGCTGTGGCCCCGGCCCCGGATGACGCGGACGAAGGCGAGCCGGACGATGAGCCCGGCGCGCCGGAGGATCAGGCTCCGGACGACAAGGGCGGCGAGCCCGCGAGCGGACCGGATGAGGAAGCCAGCGTGGACGAGACCGCCGTGTCCGCGCTGCTGAACGCGCTCAAGCTGTGAGCGAGGGAAGGGAAGTGAGCATGAGTGGTATCACGCTTGACGCGCTCGCTCAGGAGATGCGTCAGCGGCTGGACGCGATCGGTCAGGACGTGTCCGACCGCATCTCGGATGTCAAGCTCCGGGACATGGTCAAGAACGTCCTGAGCGGTCTCCTGGATTCGCCGGAGGGTGCGGACTTCGTCCGCAAGCTCCAGTTCAGCGGCCCGAACGACTACAAGCTGATCGGCACGAAGTACGCCCGGTGGGGCCTGGGCGTCGCGGACGTGGAGTTCCTTCACGAGCTTCAGTCCAGCCTCCGGGGCCAGAAGAAGGTCAGCTCCCCGGGCATCTACGAAGGCCCTTCGGAGGAACTGAGCAAGACCTTCGACGCCATCTCGGAGGCGGTCTACCTCCCGATGGATGAGGTCCGCCGCCTGGACCGCAAGGCGATCGATGACCTGTTCCCCCGCCTGCCCATCTCCATGTTCCACGGACGCGACCGGGAGCTGGCCCGGCGCGGCCGGTGGGACGAGACCGGCGCGTACAAGCGGGCCGTGCTCGCCATGGACACAGCGGAGACCGGCTACGGCCAGCAGCTCGTGGGCGCTCAGTACGTCGGGGAGCTGTGGGAGGCGGCCCGGCGCGAGTCCCGCGTGTTCGGCCTCATTGAGTCGTTCGAGATGACTGACCCGGTGGCCTACCTCCCGGTGGAGGTGGACATCCCGGAGATGCTGTACGTCTCGGAGTCGGCGGCCAACAACTCCAGCGCGTACGGTACGACCAAGACCGGCTCCAACCGCGTGCAGGTCACGGCGAAGAAGTTCGTGATTCACCAGATGTGGTCCGGGGAGATGGAGGAAGACTCCATCATCCCGTTCGTGCCGTTCCTCCGTCGTCAGGCGGCAGCGTCGATCGCGCACTACTCGGACTCGCTGATCCTGAACGGCGACACGACCGGTTCGCCCACCGGCAATATCAACCTGGACGACAGTACCCCGTCAGGCACGGCGCACTACCTGGCGTTCGACGGTATCCGGCATGCCGCGCTGGTGGACAACACCAACAACGACAACAACGCCCAGGGCAACGCTCCCACGCTGGCTGCACTGCATGCTCTCCGTGGCGACATGATCGACACGGCCCGGCTGGTGGACTGGGGCCACCCGTCCAACCCCGAAGACCTGGTCTACGTCTGCGACCCGGAGACCGGGGACCGGATCGCCATGATCGACGAAGTCCTGACGGTGGACAAGTACGGCCCGCAAGCGACCGTGCTCACTGGCGAAGTCCTGAAGATCGGCCGTCACCCGCTGATCGTCTCCATGGCCATGCCGAAGACGGAGGCGGACGGCAAGGTCAGCTCCAACCCGGCCAACAACACGATGGGTCAGGTGCTCGCGTTCAACCGGCGCGGCTTCAAGACCGGCTGGAGGCGTCGTGTCCAGGTGGAGACCGAGCGGCTCCCCGCCACCGACCAAACCCGTCTGGTCTACTCGCTGCGTCTCGGCTTCGGCCGGTTCACCCCGACCGGTGCCGCGTCCGGTATCGAGGCTGCCGCGATCCTGCGGAACATCAGCCTCAGCCTGACCCCCTGATCCACCTATAACCGAATCTGAGCCCGGCCCCCGGTGATCCGCCGGGGGCACGGGTGCGGGAAGGAGACCAACATGGGTCGTGCGCGCCAGATGGAGCGCATCATTGCCAAGGGCCAGCTCGTTCCGCTGGTCTTCGTTCAGTCCGGCGTCACCAGCAGTCAAACCGACGTGGCCCTGGGCATCGCCGGTTCCGCCGCGACCGCGTACACGCTCCCCTGGGAGTTCGAGGTGGTCGGCGCGGCCGTGGAGTCCAGCGCGACCGTGTCGGACGGTGCGGGCTCGCTGGCCGTCCTGATCGACGGGAACGCCGCGCTGACCCTGTCCCTGGACGACACGGCCAACACCGACCGAGACAGCGCGGTCGCCGAACGCGGCCGGTACGTCGGCGCGCGGGGGTCAGCGGTGTCCGTGGAGATCACCACGGACTCCGACTTCGACACTTCCGGCGGGGACATCGTGGTCACCGTGTTCGTGCTCGCTCACCTGGAGGGTGTGTGATGGCGCGGTACCGGGTGATGCACTTCTACGCGTCGTCCACGTACGGCCCGTGGTCCGAGGGCGACTTCGTGGACCTGGAGGAAGACGCTGCCGCGTGGGTGAATCACGATTCCCCTGGGACGCTTCAGGAGGTGGACCCGGAGGTCCAGGCGGCAGAGAAGGCGGCTGCCAAGGCGGCGACCGTGGCAGCGCTGGATAAGAAGCTGGGGGCCACGGCCGCCAAGGGCCGGGGCCGCCGCCGGAAGGCCGCTCCGAGCGAGCCCGCGAGCGAGTGAAGGAGGTGACGGGAGGTGGCCGTGGTCAACGGGTACTGCACGGTTCCCGATCTCCGGGCGCACCTTCAGGACTCCGGGTCCCGGCTGGACACCGATCTCCTAGAGCGAGCCATCACGGCCGCATCCCGCGCCGTTGACGCTCACTGCGGGCGCAGGTTCTGGCGGGACACCGTCCCGGCGACGAAGTCTTACGTCGCGCCGTATCCGGACGTGGCATGGGTGGACGACATCTCCGAGACGAGCGCTCTCATCGTGGAGGTGGGCGGCCCCGGCTCGTGGTCGGCGCTCACACTGGACTCCGACTTCGTGCTGTGGCCGGATATCCCGGATGCGGCGCACGCGTGGTGGCGGATAGAGATGATCAACGGGGAGATCCCCCGCCCGGTGGGCCGCGCGCGGAATCTCCGGGTGACGGCGAAGTTCGGGTGGTCGGACGTGCCGGACGCGGTCCGCACGGCCACGATCCTGAAGGCGGCAAGCCTGTTCCAGCGCAAGGACGCGGTGTTCGGCGTGGCCGGGTTCGGGGAGTTCGGCCCCGTCCGGATCACGCGCAAGGACCCGGACGTTTACGATCTTCTCCATGATTACGTCAGAGGGTGGGCGTGATGCCTGAGCTGTCGGACATCCGTCACGCGCTCAAGACGACGCTGGAGGACCTGATCCCGTCGCTCACCGTCCATCCCACGGTGCCGGACTACGTCCCGGTGCTTCCCGCTGCGCTCGTGATCCCGTTCCAGACAGAGTACGACGTGGCCATGGGCCGGGGTGTAGACACCTACGAGTTCGATCTGATGGTGCTTACGTCCACCAACGACATGGGGCTTCGCCAGGATGAGCTTGACGAGTACGTGTCAGGCGGCGGGCCGAAGTCGATCCGGCGGGCGCTGTTCGAGCGCCGGAACCTGGGGCTGCCCGGTTGCGACGCTCACGTGGCCCAGATGTTGGAGTACGGGGCGCGATTCCCGCTGGGTGACGTGGAGCACCTGGGAGCCCGGCTCCGGCTCATCGTCCACGCGAAGTCGAGTTAGGAGATCAAGGTGGCTGACAGCGGACGGCGGTTCCGGGTGATCGGGTTCCGCCCCGTGGCCGGACGCCGGAACGGTGAAGAGATCAGCGAAGACGACCTCCGGGAGGCCGGGGCCAACATCACGGCTTTGATCGCGGGTGGTCACATCTGTGAGGTCTGGCCCAAGCCCGCCCGGCGCGCTGCGAAGGCCGACCCGGAGCCGGACAGGGGTGACGAGTGATGAGCACGTTCGCGCTCACGGACGCCGTGATCTGGGCGGGCGGATACGACCTGTCCGGCGATTCCAACTCGGTCACGATCAGCTCGGAGGTGGAGGACCTGGAGGTGACCACCTTCGGCTCTAGCTTCCGCTCCCGGATTGGCGGTCTGAAGTCCGTCTCCATGGACGTGTCGGGCTTCTGGCAGGCCGGTACCGGCACCGTGGACCCGGAGCTGTTCTCCGCTCTGGGCGTGCGGAACCGGGTTGTCACGGTCGCGCCGGAGGACGCGGAGGGTGCCACGGCGTACATGTTCCGCGCCGGGATCTTCTCCTATGACATGTTCGGCGCGGTCGGGGAGGCCACGCCGTTCTCCATCTCCGCTCAGGGTACGGACGGTCAGGGCCTTATCCGGGGCAAGATCGCCAAGGGGAAGGCCACCGTTTCCTCCACCGGACCCACGGGGACCCCGGTGAACCTGGGAGTGGTCGGCGCGGGCCAGTTTCTCTACGCCACGTTCCACGTGTTCAGCGCCGGGACCACGATCACGGTGGACGTGGAGTCGGACGTGGACGGGAGCTTCGGCGGCCCTACGACCGTCGCCACGCTGGGGCCGGTCACGTCGGCCGGAGGAACCTGGGCCGCCCGGGTTCCCGGGCCGATCACGGACACGCACTTCCGCTTCAACGTAGACGCGGTCACGGGAAGCTTCGTGATCGCCGGAGCAATCGGGATTGGGTCATAGGAGGGATGAACGCATGGCCACCTTCGCGTTCACGGACGCGTACGTCAGCATCAATAGCGTGGACCTGTCGGACCACGTCAGGTCCGTCACGATCAACGTGGAGGCTGAAGACCTGGAAGACACTGCCATGGGGAGCACGTTCCGCTCCCGAATCGGCGGCCTGAAGGACTGGAGTCTCGACATCGAATTCAACCAGGATTTCGCTTCGTCGGAGGTGGACGACACGATCTGGCCCCTCTTGGGAACGGTCGTAGCGGTGGAGGTCCGGCCCACGTCGGCTTCGGTGTCGGCTACCAACCCGAAGTTCACCGGCAACGTGCTCGTGAGCGAGTACAACCCGCTGGACGGGTCAGTCGGTGACCTGGCGACCACGTCCGTGTCATGGCCGGGCTCCGGGACGCTCACCCGGGCCACGTCGTAGGGGCCGGTCATGCCGCCGCGTCGCCGTTCGGCTACCCCGATTGATCCCAAGTCGGAGGCGGAACTTCGCGAGATTCAGCGGATCTTGCAGAAGTACGCTCGTCAGCCAGAGTGGGACAAGATCATCCGACGTGAGTTGTCCAAGATCGAAGGTCCGGCGCTGACCAAGGTTCGGGCCAAGATCCGGGGCATCCCGTCCAAGACCCGGAATCGGGGTTCGCGCGGCGGGCGGCAGACCAGCCTACGGTCGGAGATGATCCGGGCCGTCAAGTTCAACGTGGATACGTCACGCCAGTACACCGGGGCGTTCATCTTCCTGGACGCGCGGGCCATGCCGTCCGGCCGGGAGAATCTCCCGGCGTACATGGAGGGCGTCAGATATTACACGCGATGGCGGCACCCCGTCTTCGGCGACTATGACACATGGGTGACCCAGCGCGGCCACAAGTACTTCTACCGCACGCTCCGGCCGTTTGAGGTGAAGGCGGCCCAGGCGGCGGAAGTGGCCATTCAGCAGATCAGAAAGGATCTTCGAGCATGATCGTCAAGTGGCGGGAACGGCGTGACGACGGCTCCATCGTCGTGCACGAGTTCGATTGGTCAGGCTCCCCCACCACCCAGGAAGGCCGCTGGATTAAGCAGCGGACCGGGTGGACCACCAGGAAGTTCATCGAAGCCCTGGACGAACTGGACCCAGATGCGGTGATCGCCCTCATCTGCACGCTCGCAGCGCGGCACGGGCGAAAACTCTCCTGGGACACGCTGGACATCGATCCGGTGTCGGACCTGGAGATCATCCCGACGAAGGATGAGGAAGACCGGATCAAGGAGGCGGCGGCTCAGGAGGCAGAGAGCCGGGGAAAGCCACTCCCGGCTCCGTCCGTGGACACGGCAGAGCCCGCCGCGAGTGGTGGGACGACGAATGGCCACCTGAGCGCGGCGGCCTTGAAGCCCAGTGCCGTGCCTATGCCGCCAAGTTCTG